TCTAAGATCGCCTCCACTATAATCGTCAGGGGCGCTAAGTTGTACACTAATAGATAATTTTCTATTAGCAAAGTTAAGTACATCTGAATCACAATGCTCTTTATAAAATGCGCCTGGCATATACTTCCCGAATTGTACCAATTCAGTACTCGCCAAATCGAAGTTCCATTCGGCAAAAGAGTTTGCTTTATGGATATAGTGACTAGTAATAGCATGTATTGGGCCTTCCTCAAAGAAACCCACTTCTGTTGTTCTATACTTTGGATTTACAGTTTTATCGTCTTTGATTCCTGCAGTACTTAGCTCCAATTTATTTCCTTGTGCAATGATTGCTCTACACATCTCAGGAGAAATAGCAGAGTCCCACCACCAATAAGGGGTTTCTATAACACTTTTCATAGTTTAATCCATCTAACTATAGTATCTGCATCTATATCTTCCCATTTTTCAAAAGTACAGTTGTACATGAGAATCTTATCTGTATCGTCTCTCTGATTAAGGGTTGTGTTATTATGTATATGTTCTGGCATCAATGTAGCCTCGAATTCGTTTTCTTTATTAGAATTCAAACTACGATAAGTTACCAAGCATAAGCCCTTTTTTAAATCTTCTATTAAATCTTTCGCCATGTGTCTTTTTTCCTTTTTGTACTAAATTCCCACAGTTCCCAAGGGAGTCCGTTTCGATATAGTATTCCTGCCCAGGTATCTTCTAGTCTGGGCGGTCTTTTACATACAAATGGAAAAGGAATATTTAAACACCATACTAGTGCGGCGTTTCCTTTGCCATCAATTCTGCCTATTTTATGATACTTAATAGGACTTGTTTTTGTTTTTTCTAAGAAGAAGTATTTACCATTGCTATCAATATAATTGCTACCCCTATGTCTTAGAAGATCGGGTATGTTATCAATCAAATACTTTAGTGGGTATATACTTATCATAGGGGTCTGAAGCCTACGCATGGCAAGATTCTCACCACGCATATTCTTATCATCTATAATTTGGTCTTCTGCTATTAAAAGGCCATCTATCAGCTCTACGTTGTCTGTGTTTAAAACATAGACAGGAAACTGAATATTATCATAGACCATACTTAGCTTCAAACTTACCAAAGGAGTAGTCATCACCAATATCAAAATCGCAACCGATTGGACAGTCAGCAATACTTAATCCTCTATCTTTTTGTACATTTCTTATAAGAATCTCACAGTATTCTTCTACTGCATCTTCTTGTACTTCCGCTAATATTGAGTCATGTACTAACGCAAATATCTTCGCAGGTATTTTCTTTTCTAACACTTCGTTGTGGGCGTCAATCGCTCCTAGCAAGTTTACGTCTGAAGCTACAGACTGGACTAAGAAATTTAGTCCTGACCTTACCTCATGTGATGCAACTCCTTTGTCTTTCGAGGCAACATTTGGTAGTCTTCTTTTTCTTCCAAAGAAACTATAAATAAAGCCATTATCACGAATAAAGTTTTGAGAGTTATCAATCCACTTACGTAGTGCTGAAAACTGTTTAAAGTAGTCATCTATAACCTCTTTTGCTTCTCGAACAGTGAATTCTGTACCACTGTCTTTTGTTACTTGCCAACTGATCTTCTGAGGACCAGCACCATACATTATACCGAAGGTAACAGCTTTCGCAGCTTGTCTCTCCATAGGGTATAGTTCTGCTACTTTATCTGCTTCACAAGGCAATCCGAATACTAACTTAGCAATATTACTATGGAAGTTTCCTCCACTTCTAAATACGTCTTTTAGATTCTCGTCCTTGGCTAGCACAGCAGCACAATATACTTCTGCAGTTGTTAAGTCCATTGCAACTATTTTGTTGCCGGGCTTAGCTTTCATACAACCCTTAACAATAGGATTGTCACGAGGCAACTGCTGCATGTTCAGTTTACCGCTAGATGATAGGCGACCAGATGTAGTCCCATGAATATTAAAGTTTGTCCTTAATCTTCCATCTCTATCTAGTGCGGGTATAATTTTATCAATATAAGTTGTTTTTATTTTTACATTCTGTCTAACATTCAGAATGAGTTGGGGAACTGGGTGTTCTTCTGCAAGATTACCTAAGCTCTCTGCATCTGTACTTTCTGCACCAGTTCCTGTCTTTTTGCCTGTAGGTGCTAATCCGATATAATCAAATAGCAACTCTCTTAATTGTTTTGTTGAGTTAGGGTTGAAGTCACCTGTAGCTTGTTTGTAAGCTTGAACTTCTTTGTATTCATCTAACTTCTGAGCAGCATCCTCTATGACATCAGCCATAAGAGTTTGTGAACTTACCAATCTCTGTCTGTCAAATGGTACTCCATTGTTCTCAGCATCAATAAGAAATCTACATCCAGGCTTCAATATGTTCTCATAGACCCATGTAAGTTTTTTATTGGTGTCTAGAGCTTTCTTGAATTTTCCATGTAGAATAAATGTACAGACTGCATCCATTGCTGCGTATGTTTTCATCACATCAAAAGGAATCATATCCCATGTGAAGTCTGCTTTTAGTATGCCGTTAGACCTTCTAAAGTTATCTATCCAGTCATACATTGGCTTCTCGTAGTCTCCATACTTAGTATGTTTGAGAGACAATTGTTTTAGTCCATGAGTTCCTGGGTTCTCATCAAGTAAATAATGTTGAAGCATTGTATCTTCAAACCTAGGAAATTTGAACTTGAAATGATACTCAAACCATGATATATCAAATTTACCA